TGCTGTCATTGCATGGTTTAAAGTTGCTGTATTTGTATTGCCTGTAAACTGAACATTTACATTAGATCCATCAGCTCCTGTAGCGTTAGTTTCATCCGTAGACATGTTAAAAGTATTGGTGTCTCCTATAAATGAGAAGTAACCTGTGTAGTTATCTGCCCATATATCACCAAGGAATTTATTTGTATTACCTTTTTGTAAGACATCCAATGTCATAGTTGTACCGTCAATATCTAATGCAGTCATGGAACCAGCTGCAGCGTCAGCACCACCGATGATGTTACCGCTACCACCAACTTGTTCTATGTCTAGATTAGATGTAGCACCTGACTGATCTATAAATATCTCGTTGTCAGCTGCATAGAGGGGTGTTGCTATTAAAAGCAACGATATAAGTAGTTTATTCATTCTCACTTCTTTGCTCCCAATACCCTAGTTCTAAACCTTCGAGTATTGTTTCTAAGACTGCTGTTTCCACAGCTGTCTGTAATGCTATATTTACAGATTCATTTTCTACTATACCGCTCTCAATTTCAACTAATTCAGTGTTATTACTATAGAACTTAAAAACGTCTTGTGATACAGAAGCACTCAAAACACTTTTGGTAACTAAAATCTCTATCAAAACTTTACCTGTAAGAACAGAGATTGTTCGCAACGACACAGTAATACTGTCTTGTCTGTATTCTTTGGATGCTCCAATTCCAAGATACCTGGCTCCAGCTCCACCAGACTTTACGTTTGTTTCATATCCTATGACTCCCCCTTCCATAAGTAGCCCAGCAAAAAGCAAAGGTTTGAGTTGTTGTTTTTCATCAAACTTTTCTCTAGCAGAACGAATTATTTGTCTTTCTTTTGTAAGGTGGTCTAGTCCTTTGCGTTCTACTACGTCAAAAAAGTTGGAGTGTTTAAGAGCTCTAATTAAATAAGCATCAGGAGAAGAAGTTATAGCTGTGCTGAAACTAGCATACTGACTGTTAGATCTACGTTGGCCTGTATCATCTTGAAAGCTTGTTGAGTAAACTGCAACAATAGGTTTTTTAACAGGAGGATCTAGTTCTTTAAGTGCTGTAACTAAAAGAGAACTTACTTTTGCAGGTTCGACATCTCGTAGTGGTGGTACACCATTATCTAAAGGGTCTACAAGTAATGCACAACTAGAAAGTAAAAGAACCGAGAGGTACAGTAATCTCTGTTGTGTTGCCTTCTTCATCTGTTATTACTAATGTTACTTTGTCGTCTTCTACCCTGTATTCTATAGTATTGCCTTCTAATTCCAGAACACCAAAATCAGATGCAGTCTCACCAAACAAACTATCTACCAGCTGTCTTGAAAGTTGTGCGTATATTCTACTCTCTAAGTTACGTATGAATCTAGCTAAGGTTGTATTGTCAGCTTCTCTTTCTAGGTCTTCTGTGTATGCTCTAAGTTCTTCGCGTATGGCTTCTTTCCTATTAAACTCTTGGTTTTCTATAGTCAGATAATGACTAGATGTACCAACACCAGAGAAGCTTGGGTTTTTAAACTCATGTGTCATTTCATCAGCATTAAGTGTCAAGGAGAGCAATACAATATTAGCTAAACCTAGTAGACAAATTACAAGTAATACTTTTTGTTTTTCTCTATCCATTAATCTTTTCGTTGATCGTCTCGATCAGCTTTAGCAATTTTGTTGCTGTCTATTAATTGTGGAACACCAAGTATTGTTTTTATAAGTGTGTCTTGTCTAATAATTTCATTATCTAAACTTCTTACGCGATCTATAAGAGCTACTAAGATACCGTGTTGGGAGTCTAACTTTGTACCAAGTCTTAGTTCCATTTGTTCTATCTGATCTGCTACTTTATCGTCTAGCACATCTAGTTTGGTTTCCATGCCATCAATAATTCTATTGATAAGTTTCCAAATAAAGAAGCCTAAACCAAGTGCAGCAGCAATAGGAAAACCTACTTCATTAATAAATTGTATTGCTTGTTCCATATAGACTATAAATTATAGCTTTTATTGAAACCAACTGCGAACTTCTCCAAGAACCTCGTTACTAATCTTGACCTTACTTAATAAATTTTTAAGTATTTGTTCGTCAACAGTGCCTTGTGACACTAAATCTACGTAAGTGCAACTGCGTTCCTGACCAATCCTGTGTATGCGGTCCTCTGCTTGCACTCTAAGTTCTAGGTCGTAGGAGTTAGAATAAAATATCATAGTGCTGGCTTCTGTTAATGTGATACCTCTGCCACCTGTCTGTGGGTTAGATACAAAATACCTAAGTTCACTGTCAGGATCCTGGAACTTCTCTATAATCCTTTGTCGTTCGTCCTGTGGTGTCTTGCCATAATAAGATGCTACAGAACCCTGACCAAACTTTTCCGTAATCGCTCGTTCTAGTTCTTGTATATCTGTTTGAAAGACCGCAAAGATAACAACTTTACCAGACGCTTCTTCTAATAGATCTAACACTGCCTGCACTCTGTTGTTCTTTAATATAATTGTTTCCCCTTCTTCATTACGTAAGCTGCCTGCTACTACCTGTTGTAGTCTCATTAACTGAGTCAGTACATTCATAGTAGAAAACAATTCATCTTCTAATATCATAAGGGCTTCGCGTTTCATTGTGCCGTACGCTTTGTTCTGTTCGTCGGTTAGTTCTACGTGTCTTCTTACATAAACTTTTGCAGGGAGGTCCAGACATTCATCTTTAATCTTTCGTATAGAAAAGTCCCTGATCGATTGTTGTAGCTCCTCTAGTTTTTGAAACCCGACTATCTGTTGAAAGGCATGTCGTCCCATTTGTTTGCGTTGCGTAATTGCGTACCTAGCTTGAAAGGCGTAGAAACTACTGAACCCCAAAAGATTTGGAGATAAGAAATAACATTGCGAGTACAAATCAAGTGGTGCTTTAGTTATTGGAAAGCCTGTAAGTATTCTTCTGTAGTCTGCTAGTGGTGCTAACTTAATAAGATGTTGTGTACGTTTTGCTTTTGGGTTTTTGATTGTAGTAGATTCATCTACGGCCATCATTACATCGTGCGTAACCATAAACTCTTCTACAAATTTACATGCCTTGACTGTAGCAAAAGCTTCTACATTAACTAAAAAGATATTTAATGTGCCGTCGCTAGGTTCGTTAACCATCTTCTTAAAATCATGTAACCATTTTTGTGTGTGGTTTGGTTGCCACACTAATACGTTACGTTCTATGCGATCAGGTAAATGTTTGTTGACCTCATTGATGTCCCAATTTCGTAAATTACCTTTCGGCGAAACAATTAACAGCCCTGATATTTTACCTTCTTCAAATAAAATACCTGCGTTGTCTAGTAAGATTTTAGATTTGCCTAGCCCCATTTCCAAAAACAATGCAAATAGGTTACGATGGTAACTTTCTTGGAGAGTTTCTAATTGATGTTGGTAGGGTTCACTCTTGAATTCGTAATTTGTTATTTCCATAAGTTCCGTCCTTTATTCTTCGTTATATATTTGAACACGTCTTAAAGTGTTGCAATATATTATATAGATGATATGATGCGTTGGCAACTTTGAGTTGATAACGAAATAAAGAAGGAGTGAGAAATGACAAGTATCAAAGATCTCTTTGAAGAGAGCACCACGAAAGCAGTAGAGGAAATATCAGAAGACTCTATCAAGGACCTCAGTGAATTATGCCAGAAGTTATTAAGAGTAGAAGCTGAGGTAGGCAACACAGAAGAAAGACTAAAGCGACTGAAAGACCAGCAAAGGGAACTATCAGAGCAACTCATACCCGACAGGCTTACACAACTAGGTGTATCAGACCTTAAATTAAATGACGGTTCACGCATATCAGCGGAACCTTTTTACAGTGCCAGAATATCTGCTGCGAATGTAGAAGATGCACACAACTGGCTCAGAGATAATGGACATGGAGATATTATCAAAAACACAATGACTCTTTCGTTTGGTCAAGGTGAAGATAATCTCGCAAAAGAATTGGTTGTAACGTTAACTAAACAAGGGTTCATACCCGAGGAAAAGGAAGCGGTACACCCAAGCACCCTGAAAGCATTTGTTAAAGAACAAATAGAATCGGGGAATAACACGTTTGACCAAGACATACAGAAGAAGTTTTCTGTGTATCAAGGCAAGCGCACTAAAATAAATCGTTGAACGAAGAAAGAAGGAGAAAAAAATGGCAACGAAGAAAAATGGAGAGGGGACATCCTTAACGTCCTTATTTGAAAACATCGAAGAAAAAGGTTTCGGAGATGTAGGTGCGGAAGACCTCAAGACTCCGCGTATCAGCATAGTGCAAGCAATGTCTCCGCAAAGACAAAAAGCCAGCGCAGATTATGTTGCAGACGCAGAGGAAGGAGACATCTTCTATTCAGGCAACAGTACCTGTATAAATGGAGACGAAGGTCTGTCATTTTTACCTGTCTACTACAACAAAACTCTAGTCGAGTGGCGTTTACGTGAGAAAGGTGGGGGACTTGTAACTGTGCATCCTGCAGATTCTGATCTGTTGAATCGATGCCAACGTGATAGCCAAGGTAGATTAGTTACGCCAAGTGGGGAGACTCAATTGACGACAACTGCTAATCACTACGGTTACGCGCTTATTGATGATACACCCCAAAGGTGTGTTATTAATATGACAGGATCACAACTTAAACATTCGCGTAGTTGGAATACCCTGATACAGGGAACCAAAGTGAAAGGCGAGAAGGGTGCGTTTACCCCTCCTGCATATTCGCATTGGTACAATCTAAAGACGCAAGTGGAATCCAATGATCGTGGGTCGTGGTACAGCTATAGTATTACGCAGGAACGGGTGTTGGAGGAGAAAGAAATCGATCTCTTTAAAGAGGCCGAAGAATTCTCTAAGTTTTGTTCCGATGGAGGAATGGATCAGTTACCTGGTCAGCAGACCTCCGCAATAGAAGATAAGTCTGACTCCAATAAGGATTGGGAAGACTAACTTCATTAGGCCTCAGCATTATCTCACTCAATGCTGGGGCCTTCTTTTTGAATACGTATGGAAGAAATTGCGAACAGATTTAAGCAAGTATTCTCAGGATTAGAGAGAGCTCACGGTATATATGAAATCACAGGACAAAAGAACACTGCAAAAGGTGTTAAGAAAGACGGCAGAGGACGGACATTACAAGAACCTCTTACGTTAGATCTTTGGGAGAAACATTTAAAGGGAGACCTGTCTATTGGTGTAATACCATTGACTGATGATGAAACTTGCAAATGGGGTTGTATTGACGTTGACGAATACCCCATCAATACAAATGAAATATTGCAAAGGATAGAGGACATGAACTTGCCTTTGCTACCGTGTATGACTAAATCAGGCGGAGTGCATTTGTTTTTATTTACCAAGGAACCGATACCAGCGTTTAAGTTCCAAGCTAAACTAGAGGAGATAGCAGCAGCTATGGGGAGAACAGGAGATGAAATATTCCCCAAGCAATACGAGTGGTCTAAGCAACTACCAAAAGAAAACCAAACAGGTAATTGGCTAAACATGCCTTACTTTGCAGGAGAGGATACAACAAGATACGCACTTAAACCCGATGGAGAAGCTGCGGATATAGAAGAATTTTTTGACCTAGTAGATAAAGTATCTATAACAGAAAAACAGTTGGATACATTTATAGCTGTAAAGAAAAGCAGAAAGAAACAGATTACTAAACAAGGCAGTATGTGGGACGAAGCTCCACCTTGTTTGATACACATGAAACTGAATGGAATACCTGAGGGTATGCGCAACAATGCGTTACTTAATTATGGTGTGTTCTTACGCAAAGTACATCCTGAGGGAGAAGAGTGGAAAGACAAGCTACAGGAGATAAACAAAACAGTTTGTACGAAGGCTCTGTCTCACAGTGAGCTCAATACAATCATACAAAGTCTAGAGAAATCAGAATACAGATACCAATGCAGTAAACAACCTTTGGTAGATTTCTGTCAAAGTGGCATCTGCGTAACTAGAAGATATGGTATTGATGCCTCTGAACGTGATCCTAACTTTGGTGGTCTGCGTAAGTATCTAACCGATCCACCTCTTTGGCATTTAGATGTAGACGGTAGGACAATTGTTTTAGATACAAAGCAACTGCACAACTTCTCTATGTATCAACAAAGATGTATGGAGGTTCTTAATATATGTCCGCCTGATGTAAAGAAAACAGATTGGGTAGCCAAGCTAAACTCTCTGCTACAAGACGTACAAGAAGTAGAAGTTCCTGCTGATATGACAAAGCAAGGGTTACTACAAGAAGCGATCTACGAGTTTTGCAGATTGTCTGAGTCCTCTTCTAGATTGTCTATCGCGTCTAACGGTGTGTTTAGATACGAAGAAGAGAAGACTAAGCAGTAGTGGTTTACAGGCAGAGACGCAGTAATTTTTATCCAAGAGTTTAAGAAGATGCGACACATAAAAGAAGCAGAGGTATTTACTGAGCTCAAGAACATGGGAGCTATAAACATGGCGAAGTACATCGATAGGACTGTTGGTAACAAAAAGATTTGGATGCTAGATATATACGAGATAGATGAAGATACTGTTGACTCTGGTGATTTCAAAACACAAAAGGAGCCGTTGCCATGGGAAGAGTGACTAAATACTTTGGGCCTCCTGGCACAGGCAAAACCACAACTCTTATGAATATTATAGAGAAGAGTCTTGATGAAGGCGTAGCACCTGAGAAGATAGCGTTTATATCTTTCTCTGTGAAAGCTGCTGATGAAGGAAAGAACAGAGCAAACATACGATTAGGTCTAGGCTTTGATGAAATGCCTTACTTCTGTACTAGCCATGCTTTCTGCAAAAGAATCATGGGTATATCACAAGTGATGGGTGGCAGAGATGTGTTTGATTTTCTAGAGGACTATGAGTTTAATCTTACTAAAAAGTATGGAACGAATGCGAGAGGCCTTAGGTCCGTGGTCCAAGATCCCTACTTCGACATCATAGAACGTGCAAAAGCAAACTGTCGTACATTAAAAGAAGAGCGATTGTCTCTAGAAAAAGAACAACGAAAGGGTGTCGTTACGCACATGCTAGAACCTATAGCAGAAGCTTGGGAGTCGTTTAGACTTTCTAGAGTGCCTATCGTGTATTCATTCGCTGACATGATAAACAAATTTCTAGACGACGGTGAGGCTCCTGAATTAGATCTATTGATTGTTGATGAAGCGCAAGACTTAGCAGAGCTTAACTGGAGACTTGTAGAGAAGTTGGCTTTGAATGCTAAGAAGACATACATAGCTGGGGACGACGATCAGGCTATCTACGAATGGAACGGAGCAAAGCCACAACGTTTTGTAAACTACACAGGTGAAAGCATTGTATTAGATCAGTCTTACCGTATCCCTGGAAAAGTACATCCGATCGCTGAGCGTATATCTAAGCGTATAGTTTCTAGAGAACCTAAGACTTATAAACCTAGAGAAGAACCAGGCACAGTTAGTAAAGTTAGTTCAGTAGATTTATTACCTTTGAGGGAGGGGAATTGGCTAGTGCTTGCGTCTTGTGACTACATGCTGACTGATGCATCTAAAGGATACAATGTCAGGAAGTATTTGATAGACAATGGTTTTGTTTTTGCGCATAACAATTTCCGTTATATACCTAGAAAAATGAGCATGGCCATACAGATTTGGGAAAGACTTAACAATAAAGAAGAGATCACGTTGTCAGAACTCGATGATCTTTATAGTTATTTAGGTAAGACAGGAGTAAAGAGAGGATTTATTACACAGGTTTCTCAGGCTCCAAACCAAGGGCAGTCGTTATCACTGCAACAAATAATAGATAACTATGGACTCAAACCAGAATGTCTTGGTCAAGAATGGCAGACTGTGTTTGATAAAACGATAGATGTAGAAAAAAGAAGTTTTATAGAGAAAGCATTAAAGAATAACGAAGATTTATTAGGAGAACCACGCATTGTCATTTCGACCATACATCAGGCAAAAGGTGGAGAAGCGGAGAACGTTGCTGTGTATTTAGATTTATCTAAGTCGCAGAAGCGGACTTCTATGTTACAACCCGATGGGCTGCACAGACAGTTCTATGTTGCAGTTACGCGCACGATAGAAAACTTATATCTGATACAAGCCCAAGATGATTATTACAGGTACGTTATATGAGTTTTGTTTACAAGCCCCCAACGGAGTGGATACCACCCGATAGCTTTCCAACAGAGAAATTATGTCAGGCAACAGAGATTGCCATTGACCTTGAAACTAGAGATCCAGGTTTGAAAGAATTAGGACCAGGATACATAAGAGGTGATGGCGAGGTCGTCGGTATTTCTTTTGCAATAGACGGTTACGAAGACTACTTTCCATTTGCACATGAGCAAGGATTTAACTTTTCTAAAAAGAAAGTCATAGAGTTTACTAAAAAGATATGCGCCACGGACAGCGACAAGATATTTCATAACTCTAGTTACGATGTAGGCTGGCTGACAAAAGAAGGTGTGCCTATTAATGGTAGGATTATTGATACCATGGTCGTTGCTCCTTTGATTGACGAGAACCAATATTGGTATTCTTTGAATGCACTAGGTCGCGAATACATAAATGAAGGCAAGACTGAGGCAGAGCTAAATGCTGCTGCAGAGGAGTGGGGATTGGATCCTAAGGCTGAGATGTGGCGGTTACCATCAGCTTATGTGGGTACTTATGCAACACAGGACGCAGCCCTCACGCTTAAATTATGGAATCACTTCAAGATTTTATTAGAAGAGCAAAACCTATGGAACGTGTTTGATTTAGAAATGCGAGTGCTTCCCGTCATTCTTGCAATGAAACAAAAGGGTGTTCGTGTAGATCTAGAGAGAGCTGAGACACTAAAGAAACAACTTATCAAAAGAGAAAAAGACATTATCCAACAGATTAAGAAAGAATCAGGCGTTACAGAGATACAACTGTGGGCAGCTAACTCATTAGCAAAAGTGTTTGACGCGATGGATCTTACATATCTTAGGACACCAACAGGGATGCCTAGCTTTACAAAAGCTTTTTTAGAGAACCACTCTCACCCTATAGCTCAGCTGATACGTGAAGCTAGAGAGGTGAACAAAACACATAGTACGTTTATCGATTCAATACTAAAGCATGAGCACAATGGAAGAATACATGCAGAGATACGTCAGCTCAAGGGTGAGTCAGGCGGTACAGTCACAGGTCGGTTGTCCATGAGCAATCCAAACTTACAACAAGTGCCCGCACGTAATAAAGAGATTGGCCCTTTGATTAGATCTTTGTTCTTGCCAGAAGAGGGGGAGCTGTGGTGTTCTGCAGACTTTTCACAACAAGAGCCTAGAATACTGACACACTACGCCAGCCGTTCTAAGTATGATGGAGCAGATGCTATTGCAGATGCATACCATGCTGGCGATGCAGACTTTCACCAAGAGGTAGCTAACTTGGTGGATATTGATAGGAAGACCGCAAAGACAATAGGACTTGGGATTATGTATGGCATGGGCAAAGGTAAGCTAGCAGATCAGCTAGGCGTTACTGTAGAAGAAGCATCAGAGATCTTAGCTAAGTTCAATACCTACGCACCGTTTGTTAGGCAGTTAGCTGATTCGGTTATGCGTAGTGCAAACTCAAAAGGCTATATCAAAACCATACTAGGGAGGCGTTGTCACTTTGATATGTGGGAGCCTTTGAAGTATGGAACATGTAGACCAATGAAACATAAAGAAGCCGTGCACGAAT